AAGCAGTATGCCCCATGACATCATAATAAAGAGCAAGTCCAAAGTTATGGTCAGGATTCTCAGGTTCCATCACATAATTTTGTAGTGCATTATGAATTGTCATCGATGAAATCCTCCAAAACTTTCTCAGGAACTCTTAGAATAAAAGCAGCATTATCTTGAACACCAAAGGTGATGAGATACTCATTACCATATCTTGTCATTCCACAAGAGAATTCAATCCAAGTGTTTAGGAAAGTGAACTCTTTGGAGAACTTAATGATATTGAAGTTCTTATCCCAGACAGTGAATCTGTGTCTGTAGATGGCATTCTTTCGACCTGCCTCACTTTTGAACAGGTTGGTTTCGTGCATAACACCCAGATAACCACCTCTGAATGGAATGATTTGTGAACCACCTCTTAGGTCTTTCTGTGTTTCCTTGTGTTCTCCAAGGAACACAGTTTCACAGGCAGGTTCATCCAAGTTGACTTTCACCAACTCAGTAGGATTAGTCCATTTGACAAAATGCCAGGGTTTGTCTTCAACAGGAACCCAGTTCTTCTCACAATAAGACTGGTCTGGAGGAGGAGCAGGAATCCTGGTTCTGTTGACTTCTCTGACACCAGTTGGAGTGATGTCCAGTTCAGACATCTCCATTCTTCCTGTACCAATGGAGTCCAAGTCTCTCCTCACACCAGCAAGGAAATACTTACCCTCCCATTTCATAAGTCTGGCATCTTCCAGACCCACAAACTCCCACAAAGGTGTCTTGTCAAACTTTGATGTATCAACCTTATGATACTGTTGAATGTCCATCTCAGCATTGAGGACACACAGGTAATTTGTGGTTGTTAGAGTGTTATCATTCTCTGGATTCAAATACGCCAATGGACCATATTGGTGTTCATACTTATTGAGTTCTGAATGATAAAGAGTGTACTGAATGTGTCTTAGGTTTACTAAGACTCTCCCATCATCCACCAGAATCGCAGGGTTACAGAGACCTGTGCCATTTGTGTGTTCTGATGGGATGAGGAGAGGTTTTATTGTTCCACCATTATCTAACGCATATTTAACAAACTGAAAATCACTCATTTCAAAATGATGAATTGTGACTTATTTATCTGGTCTTTTTCAGCTCCTCAACCTCAGACTGAAGTTCTTTTACTGCCTCAATGAGAACACTGATGAGGCCATTGTACTTCACAGATTTCATTCCATCCTCATCTTCATCCACCAGTTCAGGAAGAACTTTCTCCACATTCTGTGCAATCACACCCAATGTGGTTCTTTGATTCTTCTTCCAATCAAATCTCACACCTTCAAGTTCCTTCACAACTCCCAGTGCATTATCCACAACAGAGATGTTTTCTTTGAGGTTGATGTCAGAAGAGTTATTGATGTCTCCAGCAACAGTCAGTGTGTCAGTGCCAGCAGTAAAGGTAATTCCAGAATCAGTGGCTGCTGCTGTCATTGTGCCACTGGTGAGTGAAGTTAGAACAACTCTCTGTGTTCCTGATGCTGCACTGAGTGTTGCACCTGCTGTAATTCCAGTAAGGTTAGAACCATCACCATAAAATGCACTGCCAGTAATGTTTCCAGTGGCAGTGAAGTGTCCAGCATCATCAAAAGTAAATCTGGTTGTGGTGTCATCGCGAATAATAAAGTTATTACCACCAGAGTTCAGATCCAAATAAAAATTAGTTCCATTAAAGAAGAACTCAACATCATCAGCAGAACCAAACCTTAGAATGTCACTATCAGCAAGATCAATCGCACCTCTGACACTCAGTACGGAATCAACAGTGAAGTTGGTGAAGGTGCCAGAGTTCCAAGTGTTTCCTGATGTTCCAACTGCTCCTGTGTTGTCAGTGTTAGGAAGAATGTTGCCACCTGTCATATCAAACCAGAACTTATTGGTTCCAGCACTTTGGAAATAAATGTCTCCATTGACTGCATTATGAACAGCAGCACTGGCACCATCAAACTTAATGGTGTAATCAGCAGAACTTCCAAACTCAGCAATGTCATTATCATTGAGGCGAATGCCAGCATCAAAGGTAATCTTACCTGATGCTGTGTCTGCTGCATTAGATCTTAGGAATTCTGAACTGTCAATTCCATCCAGAAGTCCTGCATTATCTGCGTTGGTGGCAGTTGATGCGTTACCACTCAGATTAGCAACTGTCAGTGTGTTTGTGGAAGGATTATAAGTCATTCCAGTGTCACTGTTGGGTCTCTGATTACCAGTGGCACCACCAGTGAAGATCACATAATGAGTGGCGTTGGTGGAGTTATCTGCCGCAACGTTGAAATTAGTGGCATTAGTGGCATTAGTGGCACTCGTTGCACTGGTCGCTGATGTTGCATTACCACTCAGTGAAGCAGTAATGGTTCCAGCTGAGAAGTTACCACTACCATCACGAGCAACAACCTTAGATGCTGTATTTGCTGATGTAGCATCAACTGCCCAGGTTTGTCCAGCAGATCCATTATAGTTGGATCCAGTCAGGTAAGAACCTCTAGTCAGAGTTCCAAGGTTCGAACCAAGTGAAACACCAGAGATGGTGGAGTTACTTAGAGCACCATTTGGAATACTTGTGAGTGAAGCCCCTGAACCACTGAAGGTGGTGGCAGTCAGTGTTCCAGTGGAGGAGTTGAATGCCAGGTTAGAACCAGACTTAGGTGCCAGGTTACCAGATGCTGCTGTTACAAAGACTGGGAAGCAAGTGGTGTCTGATGATTCATCAGCAACTGTGATTGTTGCTGCATTTCCTGCATCAGAACCTTGGAGACCCAGAGTTCCTTGGATTCCTTGTGTTCCTTGGATACCTTGGATTCCCTGTGAACCAGTGTCACCTGTGGTTCCAGTTGTGCCCTGGATTCCTTGTGTTCCTTGGATTCCTTGTGTTCCTTGGATTCCTTGTGTTCCTTGAGCACCTGTGTCACCTGTACCCTGGATTCCCTGGATGCCTTGGATTCCCTGAACACCTTGGATTCCCTGAATGCCCTGAACACCTTGGAGTGCAATGTCAGAAACATTCTGCCAAGCAACACCTGCTCCTGTGGAACTCAGAACTGAGGTTGCTGCACCAACATTGCCATAAAGGTCAACAATTCCAGCATCCAGTTCAATGTTGCTTCCAAAGGTGCCGACACCTGAGGTAACAACCAAACCACCAGTGGTGATTCTGACACCAATTCTTGCTGTAACCAGACCAACAGAATCAATGTTAGTTACATCCTCATAAGTCAGTGTTCCGCCAATTGTGACATTGTTGGTTACATTCAGTGTGTCTGCTGTGAGGATTGTGCCATCGAAGGTGAGGTTGTCAGAACCAGTGGGGTCATTGGAACCATCCTTGAATACAACTTGATTTGCTGAACCAGCAACTGGTCCAGTGATACCCTGGATGCCTTGGATTCCTTGAGTTCCCTGAGTTCCTTGGATACCTTGGGTTCCCTGAGCACCTGTATCACCAGTGGTTCCAATTGTACCCTGGATTCCCTGGATTCCTTGAGTTCCTTGAATACCTTGGGTTCCTTGAGAACCAGTATCACCAGTGGTTCCAATTGTACCCTGGATTCCCTGGATTCCTTGAGTTCCCTGAGTTCCTTGAATACCTTGGGTTCCTTGAGAACCAGTATCACCAGTGGTTCCAATTGTACCCTGGATTCCCTGGATGCCTTGAGTTCCTTGAATACCTTGGGTTCCTTGAATACCTTGAATTCCCTGAATTCCATCAGTACCTTGTGCTGCTTGAGTACCTTGAAGACCTTGAGTACCTTGAGAACCAGTATCACCAGTGGTTCCAGTTATACCCTGGATTCCCTGGATTCCTTGGATTCCCTGAATACCTTGAGCAGCAATATCTGATGCATCAGTTCCCTGAATACCTAAAGTTCCCTGGATCCCTTGAGTACCCTGAATACCTTGAATACCTTGTGTTCCAGTTTCACCTTGAATACCCTGAATACCTTGAGTACCTTGAGCAGCAATATCTGATGCATCAGTTCCCTGAATACCTAAAGTTCCCTGGATCCCTTGAGTACCCTGAATACCCTGGATACCTTGAGTTCCCTGAATACCTTGAGTTCCTTGAGAACCAGTATCACCAGTGGTTCCAGTTATACCCTGGATTCCCTGGATTCCTTGGATTCCCTGAATACCTTGAGAACCTGTGTCTCCTTTATCACCAGTTCTTGCAAATGTTATATTACAATCAGTCTCAGTAGCTGGTGAAAATCCATCACCAGAAACATAAGAACAAAGAACAGTATAATAGTCTCCTTCGTCAGTAGAATTACCACTAATTGTGAATAATGCAAAAGAATGTGCAAAACCAATCGGTGATATTCTAAAATGACCTTTAATTGTTGATGTTGAATCATCAATCGTTGCTAGATAACTTGAAATATCGTTTCCATCATTATCCGTTTCATTTATATACAATGATGTTGCAGATCCAACATTGACATTATTAAATCTGAGGTTACCAACTCCAGGATTAGTAGCAACAGTGTCTGTATAATAGGTATAATTAAACGTTGCTCCACCAAATTCACCAACTGAACCCTGAATTCCTACAGTTCCTTGAGTACCTTGAATTCCTTGAATACCTTGGGTACCTTGAATACCTTGAATTCCCTGAATTCCATCAGTACCTTGTGCTGCTTGAGTACCTTGAAGACCTTGAGTACCTTGAACTCCTTGAGTACCTTGGACTCCTTGTGTTCCTTGAGTACCAGTTTCTCCTTGAATTCCTTGAATACCTTGAATTCCTTGAATTCCTTGAGTACCTTGTGCTGCCTGAGTTCCCTGAAGACCTTGGGTACCTTGAATTCCTTGAGTTCCTTGAGTACCTTGAATTCCTTGAGTTCCTTGAGCACCAGTTTCACCCTGGATTCCTTGAATTCCTTGAGTTCCTTGAGTACCTTGGACTCCTTGTGTTCCTTGAGCACCAGTTTCACCCTGGATTCCTTGAATTCCTTGAGTTCCTTGAATACCTTGAATTCCTTGAATTCCTTGAGTACCTTGTGCTGCCTGAGTACCTTGGAGACCTTGAGTTCCCTGAGTACCTTGAATTCCTTGAATTCCCTGAATTCCTTGAGTACCTTGAGTACCTTGAATTCCTTGTCCAGCAAACTCTCCATCAAGGCCTTGAGTACCTTGCACTCCTTGAGTTCCTTGAGTACCCTGAACTCCTTGAGTACCCTGAATACCCTGAACACCTTGAAGACTGTTTGCCTGCTGTGTTACATCAAAATTACTACTTTGAAGTACTACATCTGTGTTGGAACTTTGAAATGGATTAGACATTCTTACGACCTTTTGTTACACAGAAACTGTAGGATTGACAATTGCAGTACCTTCAATTACCTTATAAATGTCTCCATCCGAATCTGTAAGTATTACATCATAATAATTTCTACCTTTTCCCAAGTTTGCTGTGGTAGTACTACCCATAGAAATGGTAATTACCCCTGTAGAAGAACTAATTCCTACAGTAAAAGACTGAACATTCAAAGAATCTGTGGGATGTTTTCTAATTTTAGATGTTCCACTGTATCCTGTTAGATCTATAACTGTACCATCAGAATTCTTCATCGTAAAAGTATTCTGAAAATTAGTTCCACTGTTTATAGTGATGTTTACTGATGGTACGGCCATTTCTGCATCATCTTTTTAGTTATTTATCAGTGTTTGTATTCTTTAAAAGTTTTTGAAGTTCTGCAGTTGAACCAACAAACAATGCATTAGTGACATTGGTTGGATTTTTGGCTTCCTCTTCTTTATTCACATCTTTTAGTTTTTGTTGAAGGGTCATCAGTTTATCTGTTGCATCAGCAACATTTTTAATCAACTGACCAGCAACTTCATATGCCCTTGGCATTTCACTTTCTTGAGCTAACTCAAGAATTCCATTGATTGCTTCTTGTCCCTTTTCAATGATTGAGTATAAATTACCCCTGGTATACTCATAGTCTTTTTTGATATCTTCACCAGAGTTTTTGAACTTTTCAATCTTTTTTTCGATATCATTTTTCTTTTCTATTGATACTTCTGTAGGAATGACATTAAATGTATCATCAAGGTCTTTGTATTTTTCACTCATAAGTCACCTCAAAAACTAGTCCCATTGAATCCAAAGTCATCTCCAAATTCAATGAGGTTATTATCAGCAGCAGTGATACTCAGGACTTGAGCACCAAGAACATGATTTTGTGGTGTTGTGTTATCTTGTGCTCTTCGAACTGTGAGTTTGTTTCCAGTAATGGAATCAACAAACATTTCTTCCTGACCAATGTAAATATAAGTTCCTTTTGTTACCTTTGTTCCATCATCAACAGAGATGATGTTTTGTGAGAGATCCACATTTTCTGAAAGAAGTGTAACAACACTTCCATCGTAATCTTTGGTTGCTCTTGGTGTAACTTGATAAGTAAGGTCTCTTTCTGCGTTTGGTGAACCAGGTGTTCCTGCAACGTAACCAACAGTAACCTTTTTGATGATGTCGCTTGTGACATCTGTAACAGGACCAAATACGTATGCCTTAGCAGTAAAGTTTAGTGTGTAAACAAGTGCCCTTCTTGTATCAAAATTACCTTCATAATCATCATCCATTGTGATGGAATCCAACTGAACAGGAATATCTCTCTTTTCTTTTTGATCTCCTAAAAAGTTTACTGGTAGACTATAAGTAGGTTGAAAATAAGGAAGAATTTGTTCAACAATTTGAAGAGCATCTTCATTCAATTTTGCCATAATTGACAACTGAAATCCCATGTTATATGGGACAGGGAGATAACTCCTTTTTAACTCCTGACCATCAGGTGTTTGATTGATAAAGTAAGTTGTTTGAGTTGATTTGCGTGAGGCGTCATATCTTAAATCAGTGAATTCAAATGACATTCTTGGAAGAGTCATTTGAACAGGACGATTTAGATCAGCTTCCTGCTGCATTCTTGCAAGAAACTTCTGTGTTGGTCCATATGCCAAAGGCACTTTGATAACACTCTCTACCTCACCAGCTGAGTTCTTATGTTTGATTTCAATACCATTGAACAAAGAACCAAATGATACAATTATTGATCGAAAGACCTCGTTATAAAAATACTCAAACATGATTGAACTTCAGTTATAACATTATTTATCAGGGCATTCCAAAAGGATTAACTTCACTAAAGTCAATAATTGAATCTGCTGCAGTTTCAATGTTATCATTATCTGCATAAGGTGTAACTAAATCATCTTTGTTTTGGAAACTCATTGCATACTTGGCTCCAGATTCAGATCCAACAATCACTTCACCTGGTGTAAATGTTCCATCAACAATGGAAATTTCAAGTAAGTTGGTTGTTGAATCCCACTCCTTCACTCTTGCAGTAACACCAGATGTTTGACCAGTAATTATTTCATTGAAGATGTAAGTTCCAACTCCAACTCCTGTTGTAATTCCTGTTGGTCCATCAATAATAATTTGTGGAACATTAGTGTAACCATAACCACCATAAGAAACATAAACAGCAGTAACAACACCAGCCGTGTTGATTGCTGAGTATGCCCTTGCTACACTTCCAAATGATCCATCATTATCAAATGAGAGTTCATTAGAATCAAATGTTGCATGAGTATCATCAAAAGTAAAGGATTGGAAACTCACATTTGGTGCAGTTGTGTATCCAGAACCACCATCTGTAACAGTGATGTATTGAATTGTTCCAGTCGCAATTCCTGCAGTTGCAGCGGCACCAACTCCTCCTCCACCTTGAATGGTTATCCAAGGTGCTTCAGTATAACCACAACCCGCATTGATGAGATTGATGTGTGCAATCTTACCACCATATTGACCATTACAATTGGTGTAAATGTTGGTAATAGATGCCACACCAACAGCAGTTACACCACCTGCAGGAGCAGAAGAGAATCCAATAACTGGTTGTTTCTCATAAGAACCACCCATGTTTTTGATGGTGATTCTGTTGACTCCACCAGTTTCACAAACAGCAGCTGTTGCAGTTGCTGTTCTTCCAGCACCAATCATTGTGAGTGTTTGGATGTAACCAATCTGTTGAATCTCTTCATCGATTTCGGCTACATTAGTATCAATAACCTCATCCTCATAACGGAAGAGTTCACATGTAAGTTTATAAACGTAGTTCTTCTTTAACTGATAAAATGGTTGTTCGTGTTCAACAAACTTGATTTCAAATAAACGTTCACCAAGAGGGAAGTAAATCAAATCACCTTCTTTGGGACGATCTGAAAGTTCAATGTCTGGAAGATTTTCAATCAGTGGAGCAATGTAATTCTCATATCTTTCTCTTGATATGATGAGAATTAAATCATCCTTATCTTGGATACCAAACTTTGAGAGAATAGTTCCTTCACCAGTATAACCATCATAATTATCAACATATGCCTCCAGTGGATAAGCATCTTTGAATTCAGATTGAATAACTTCACGTATTACAGTGTTAGTTGTGACATATCTTCGAGGCATATAATATGTCTCAACACCATACATCCTCAACTGTTCGTTGACGAGTGATTGGATTAATCCTTGTTCTGTTTTAGTACCGTTGAGAAAGAATGGATTTAACATTTAACCACCTCAACCAATTAAGTCCATTGGTGGCAATTCATAAGTGGAAGACATTCTCTCCCTAATAATTTCTAACTCTTTTTCCGCATCATCATAAAGTTGTCTTCCATTGAATTCAATTCCACCTGGAAGTTTGACACCTTGGAATTTGATAAGGTTTTGTCCCCATTGTCTCTTAATCAATGAAGTGAGATAAGGTTTGATGAATGAGTCATTCCAGATTCTTGTATAATCTGTACCATTCATTGCTCTCCAACAATCTAGAATGATAAAGTCACCTGCATTTACTTGATTCCAATCAACATCAATATAAAGGCGATCAGAACGTTGATTGAATCTAATTTGTTTATGAGTGTTCAACAAGAAGTTCATTGTTTCAAGGTAT